GGGTACTGGTGCCACAGGTGCTGGCGGAACTTTGGCTCACTATGGTTCTTTTTACGATACAACCACCCAGACTGCGGCAAGCACAACTGTTGCCTATCCAATTGCAGTTGGCTCAACATTTGAGGCAAGCGGTATAACCCTCTCAAATACTTCTCGTATGAACTTTACTTATGCTGGAACATACGACATTGAGTATTCTGTTCAATTCTCCAACTCATCTACCAGCGTACAAAATGTAGATTTGTGGTTGCGCAAAAACGGTACAGATATTGCCAACTCTAATACACAAGCAAATCTTCCCTCATCTCATTCAGGTACTGCTGGAATTAGTTTTGTTAATGTAAGCATACCGATTACTTTTGCCGCTGGCGATTATGTAGAACTTGTATGGGCTACAACCAGCACATCAGTTTCTATCATTACCTACGCTTCTCAAACTTCACCTACCGTCCCAGTAACGCCTGGCGTTATTGTTGGAATTACCCAAGTCATGTACACCATACTAGGACCGACGGGAGCAACAGGTGCAACTGGACCAACAGGCGCAAATGGAACAATCGGTGTCAATGGATCTACGGGAGCGACTGGTAGCACAGGACCAACAGGGCCGACAGGTAATACTGGAAGCAATGGTCAGACTGGAGCGACGGGGGCTACTGGACAAACAGGGGCTACAGGTTCTACGGGAAGCACGGGAGCAACAGGCCCACAAGCAGTAGCAAATATTCAAGACATTCTTATGCTTGGCGGCATGTGATAGAATAGCGTATGCCCAAGATAGCCGTTTATTCCATTTGTAAAAATGAGATTAAACATATTGAGCGTTACGCAGAGGCTACAAAAGATGCGGATTATCGCATCGTAGTTGACACTGGATCTACCGATGGTAGTCAAGAGAAAATGCGTGAACTAGGTATAACCGTTCACCAAATACATTTAGATCCATTTCGCTTTGATGTGGCTCGCAACACAGCCCTATCACTTGTTCCAGAGGATGCCGATGTTTGCCTTATTCTTGACATGGATGAAGTACCTGAAGAAAATTTTTTCCAGAAAGTACGACGTGGCTGGAAGCCAGGTGTACATCTGGGATGGATCAGTATGGATACTGGGCAAAAGTGGGAAAGGGACAGGCTTCATTCGCGCTTTGGGTGGCATTGGAAATATCCATGTCATGAAGTTCAAATCTACTACGGCAAAGATGAAGTTAAAGATTGTGACATCAGGGGAGCAGTTATTAAGCATCTTCCCGATGAAAGCAAATCCAGAGGATTATATTTAGATTTACTTGAAATGGCAGTCAAAGAACTGCCGCATGATCCGCGCATGTGGACTTACATGTGCCGAGAATATTATTTCCACCAACGATGGCAAGATGTTATTGACGCCGCTCAAAAACAATTACCACTCAATGGCTGGGATGTAGAACAAGCCGCTGTCTGCCGATGGGCAGGTGAGGCTAGTCACCAACTTGGCAAAGAAGATGATGCCAGAGATTGGTATGACAAAGGTGTACAAATTCTTCCCACACAAGGCGAACCATGGTATGGAGTAGCAATTCATGCTTACCGTAATCAAAATTGGAGCAGATGTTTAGATGCTTCTATTAACGTTATGGAACGTACTCGTTCAACCCACTATTGCTACGAATCAGCAATCTGGGACTGGAAAGCCTATGACCTTGCATCAATCGCTGCTTACAACCTCAAGCATATTGATGAAGCAATAGCCTTCGCTACACAAGCGGTAATAGGCAACGGTCCAGAAACAGATCGTATTCAACGCAACTTAGATTTTTTTAGACAGGTGAAGAATGAATCATCAACACACAAGCAAAGTTCTTGAATGGGGCTTTGATGAAAAATACAATAGCATTCCTTCTAAATACGGCTGTGCCGAATGTCATGAAACGTATACCGAATTACCAGTTTATCCAGAAACACCATCGGATCATAGTCAGCATAATGATTATATTGACGGGTGTTTTGCTTGCAAGATTAGGACATTAGAACTTAACACTGGTGACGCTGGACGTTCTGATTCTATGTCTCAAAAGAAGTGGGATGCTGAACTAAACGCTTATGCAGATGCTCGCTCACAGGGCATACAACCCGCTGGTACAACAATGAAAGCAGTTGCTGAAGCCAAGGAAGCAAGCGACAAACTAGGCACAGCATTTGATGCTGGAGTTATGCCTGCAGCACAAAAGATTACTAAGCAAACTGCTTCTGTAATGAAAGAAACTGGAGTTATCTAATGGCTATGAATGATAAAAAGCAAGACGCAAAAGTTACTAAAGGATTAAAGCCAGCACAAAAGGCAGCCTTTAAAAAAGCCGATGCTGCGATGGATAAAAAGAAGCCATCCGCAAAGGCTGATATGAAAATGGATAAAGCACTTGTAGCCAAGATCAAGAAAGGCAAGTAAATGGCAGCAGCAAAAAAGGGTATGGGCTTCGCAGCCGCTCAAAAGTCAATCGCTAAAAAGTCTGGCGTATCAATGAAGTCAGCAGGAGCAATCCTTGCATCTTCAACTCGTAAGGCTTCACCAGCAGCAAAGAAAGCAAATCCAAATCTAAAGAAGGTAGCAATGCCTCAGAAAAAAGGTGGTAAATAATATGTGCGCTTCATGTGGATGCAATAACAATGCAGTTAAGGCAACTGGCAAACTAGACGGCAAGCCAACTGAAACACCTTATGGTGAGTATGAAGGCGTCGGCGGCACAGTTACATGGCCAACAAAGTAGTCAAAACACGCGGTGCTGCAAAGCAAGCGGTTACTGACACAATTACAATTGGCAATCAAAAGCATGTAATTACCAAAGCCAGCAATGGTGACATTGTTGTCAACCATCCTGGCTCAAAGAAAACAACATTTAAGAAAATTGATTTAACTAAGAAGGCAGATGTTAAAACCATTGCTGGCGGCGTAGCCGCTGTTAAGAAATGGCACAAGACACATCCAACGAAAGGTAAGTAAATGACGACGCCCCCAAGTCTGCAGTACAGTATGAATCGTTTGGCAGGTACATTAGTTAATGGCGTACCAACCCTTGATACACAAGGTGCTGCAAATGTTTGGGCTGGTACAACAACCCCTTTGGATACTGAGGGTGCGCTTAACTACCTTTACGGAAAACGTTTTACTAAGCCAAATTACAATATTGATCTGCCAGGAATTTTAAATTCATTGGCTGGCACATATGGTCTTGGCGAAAATCTAGCAGCATCGTTGATAGCATCATGACTTTATTTGTAGACCTTATTGACGAAACTGCTTTATCACTTACTGGTTATACCAATCGCCAGGATCAAGCAACCTACCTAACCGCTCCAATGTCAGCAACCGACCTAACCTTTACAGTTGCCGATGGAACAGTGCTAACCCGTGGTTTGGTTGAAATTGATGATGAATTGATCTGGGTTGACTCATTTGACCGTACAAGCAATGTTGCAACAATTCCTAGTTATGGACGTGGTTTTAGAGACACAACCGCTGCAGCGCATACTGCTGGTACTCGCGTAACTATTACACCATCATTTCCACGCTCAGTAATTCGCCGCAATTTGCAACAAGCAATTGATGCTGTGTATCCAGATTTGTTTGGTACTTATTATACAATCTTTAACTTTCAAGCAGCGGTAACAACCTATGTCTTGCCAGACGAAGCGGTAGATGTATTAGCCGTATCATGGCGTACCATTGGCCCATCTAAAGAATGGTTGCCAGTTAGACACTATCGTGTAGACCGTACTGCTAACCCATTGGTATGGAATAGCGGCAAAACTATTTCTATCCGTGAAGGCATTATTCCTGGTCGTCCAGTTATGGTTACTTACACAAAGAAGCCAACCACGCTTCAATACGATAATGATGACTTTTCTATGACTGGCTTGCCTGAGTCAGCACGTGAAGTGCTTGTTCTTGGAGCAGCATATCGTACAGCAATGTACCTTGATTTTGGTCGTGTACCAGCGCTAACCGCAGAAGCAGATTCAATGGGACAATCTAACCCAATTGGTTCAGCCGTCAACATTGGCCGTGCTATTCAGAATCTTTATCAGCAACGCTTGCAAATTGAGATTCGTCGCCTAGAAGCACAGTTCCCACCTCGCACACACTATACAAGTTAAGGTAGATAAATGCCAGCGGTTAATAGATATTATACATCCACAGCGCAGGATACAGCCCTTACTTCTTCAGTTACATCTGGATCAACCGTTATCCCAGTATCTGCAATCGTTGGTTATCCCTCACAATATCCATACATTATAGCCCTTGATTACAACAATGCCTCTGAAGAATTGGTGCAAGTCAATTCAATAACTGGTTTAAATTTCAATGTAACTCGTGGCTTTAATAGTACTTCACCAACGGCTCACGCCGTAGGGGCAACAGTACGCCATGTAATTACAGCCCAGGATATGACTGAGGCGCAAGCGCATATTGCCGCTGAAAGTAATGTTCATGGAGTAAGTGGCAATTTGGCAAGTACGGATGACATAACAAGTATCGCTTTCATGACAATGGGTGGATGACCCAACTACCGAGTAAAGGAAACAAATAATGGCAACAGCATATAAGGTGCTTGGGCAAGCAGTACCAGCAGCAACAACTGCTGCGGGTGCTTCGTCTAACTTCACCACCCTCTATACACCCTCTGGCTCAGCAGCAGCGGTTATATCAAGTATCACAATCTGCAACCAGTCAACATCAACAATCACCTATCGCGTAGCGGTACGTGTGGCAGGTGCGGCTGACACACCAAAGCAATACATTGCCTATGATGTTACCTTGGGTAGCAACTCAACAGACACGCTTACACTTGGACTAACCTTGGCAAATAGTGATATAATCTCAATTGCTGCTTCTAGCACTTCAGTATCATTTAACGCTTACGGATCGGAAATATCTTAATATGTCAGTAATCCGTCACCCTAGCACTGGAACGGCTGTTACCGTTAAACAGTGGCGCTATACAGCCACTGGCGGGGAAACAACTCTTTCAGGCACAGATGGCTTTGGTTTAAGCCTTTCTTACACAGTAGGAGCCGAAGAAGTTTACATCAACGGCGTACTACTCGTCCGTGGAACTGATTACACAGCCTCAACTGGTACATCCATTACAGGCCTAACCGCCTTGGTTGCTGGCGATGTTGCGACAGTAATGTCTGCCAACTCATTCAATGTGGCTAACGCTATTGCTGCATCTACAGTTACCGCCAAAGGCGACTTGATCGTAGCCAATGGCGCATCTTCTGTATCTAACCTTGCAGTCGGCTCTGACGGTACAACACTCGTGGCAAACTCTTCTGCCAGCACAGGCGTTGCTTGGGCAGGGCCGATTGCTACG